GAAGTTCAGAGTTTCCACCAGCAACTGATGAGTTAATTCGTGCTGTTGCATTAAATCCGCTAACATCAAGACGATAACTAGGACTTGTAGTACCAACCCCCAAATTCCCACTAGCATCCAGAGTCATTGCCTGAGTAAAGGTAATGGCGTTTCCTGCTGTGCCTGATGGGGCGTTCCACCAAGAATGAATACCAGCACTTTGCTGATATTCACAGGCCGCTGTATTATTTAAATAAAGTCTGTTAGTACCATTGAAATAGTAATTTTGACCAAGATACAAATTGCCACTTGTAAAGTTCCAAAGCGCACCTGCTGGTGTTTGTAATGCTTTAACGCCATTAGCAGTACCCCAAGCACTAGGAGTAACTCCCAAGCCTAGATTGCCTGAGGAGTTAAGCACCATTCTGTCTGTCGGCCCAGAACCATCTCGGAAGTAGTGCGTATTGGCATCGTAATAATTAACGGAAGTTCCGTTAAAACCAATACGAAGTTGAGCAAGCGTAGAACTTGCCCCGCTAACAACATGAAATTTTGAGTCAGGACTACTTGTACCAATACCCATATTGCCCGAAGCATCCAGCCTCATAGCCTCTACGCCGCCTTCAGCAAAAGCAATCGTGTCAGCCGCAGGGAAGAACATACCTGTGTTTGTGTCACCAGCAGTTGTCAATGCAGGTGTAGAAGCAGAGCCAGCAGAGAATGTTGCAACACCCGTAACTGTCAAGTTCGTGAATGTGCCCGAGCCGCCCGTATTGCTAACCTTCACAAAGTCAGAACCATTCCATGCACATACAGCAGACTCACCAGCAACAATCGTTACACCCGTAGTCGGGCCAGCGCCAACCAACTGAACAGCAAAGCCGCCTGTAGTTGCATTGATAACCGTATAAATCTTTGACTGGGCCGGAGCAGTCACTGTGCGAATAGCTGTACGCGAACCTGAGAACAACAGAATTGCTTGCCGCGCTTGGTTAGAAGCACCGGTGGTTGTGGTCAGTGTAACGTTTGAATCAGCGCTGACGTTGGTCGTTCCTGCTACTGCGGTGTCAACAAGTGACGTAATGCTGTTGTTTACAGTGTCACCCCAAGTGCCACTCAATTCCCCCGTGACTGGAAGGGCCAGACCTAAGAGTGATGTATATGCTGTTGTCATGTTTAAACCTCAAGTTACGATTTCTTCCCAATCGGCAGTTTCCGTAGTGTCAACTATAGTCCAAGTGGGTGTCTGTGAGTTGGTGATATTTTGCCAGTTTGCAGTTTCACTGTCATCAATTAGTTTCCAATAAACTGCGATTACATCACCCGTGAAACCACTGGCAAGGTTTCCGGTTAAAGAGAATACTCGTGGGCCAAGCGCCATAGAACCGACCGCTGCGCTAGATGCCACCCCAGTCAAAGCAATCTGTCTGTCGCCTGATACCGATCCTACTGCACCGGTCGCACTGTTTGGCAGCAGAGGAACGATAACAGCATTGACTGCACCGAGAGCTGCTACTCCAACTAATTCAACAGACGCAGACTGGACAACAGTGCCTACGGCCCCCGCACCAGTCACCCCAGTTATTGGGACGGTCTTAACGTGTGTAACTGATCCAACATTACCAGAAGCCGCTACACCACTTAGTGCAACAGTGGATGAATTGACAACAGAGCCAACTGCACCTGTAGCCTCATCCCCTGATAGAGCTACCGTCTGACTCTGAACAACTGATCCGACCGCGCCAGAAGCAGCTACGCCCGTCAGGGCTACCTCTACAGTTAAACCAACGGAGCCAACTTCACCTACCGCCTCATCACCCTGCTCGGGGATGATGATGACTTCGGCAATATCTCCAGCTAGACCAGAAGCTGCGACACCGGAAAGAGCAACAACGCGGTCAGATGTGACGGAACCGACCGCACCTTCGGCGGCAACTCCTGTTGCATCGAGAGTACCGCCCCAGCCATTACTCCCCCACGCGCCGTCACCCCAGCCGAGAGACATGGCTTACCTTTTAGGTTGTGGACAAGCGCAGCAAAGCGGTTGTTGTGGTGTTGGAAGGCATGGTCAGTGTGAACGTACCAGCCGTAATGGTCTGTGAACCAAATGTATGTACAGAAACAGCTTTGTCAGACTGACTGCTGTTATAGATCAACACAGCATCAAACGCTGTGCTCAAAGTCACAGTCGTGTAAGTAATAGACGCTGAAGGTGTCCAGTAAGCCACGCCAGCAGTCGCTGAGCTGTTTGTGGCAATTGGAGCCGTAGCGTTGGTCACCGTCACGCCGCCAGCGGTATAGCCTGTACCAGTAACTTCACCGGTAGAAGAGTACGCTGTAGTAGCTGCGTTAATAGTGGCTGAAGTCAGATACAACGCCGCTTTGAATGTGTCGGCAGTAGTAGCCGCACGGATTGGTGCAGTGCCAAAGTTATGGGTAGCCGTCATGAGTTCGCCCATGAACGAAGTGCACATTGATTGAGTGTTAGCGATGATAGTTCCTTTCGTGGGCTTTGCCCATCTTACGTTTGCTTTTTATGCAATTGATGCGGCTTCAGCAGCCATATAAGTTAATGGTTTCTTTAAAGTCACATGGACTGATCGGTGAACCAATTCACCATCAAGCCAATACTCCACCCAAGTGGTGTTTTCGTTGTCATTATCTACGACCCCTTCTTTTTTCTCAAGAAGAGAATCATCCATTTCGCCTTTGGTAGTAGTAACGATCAATTTGAACTCCTGATTAAAGCTGCCGTCGCAGTGTTGGCAGGCATTGTGATTGTAAAGTTGGTAGATGTTTTGTCTGAACCAAAGTCCAGCACGGCAATAGATTTATTACCCCGAGTCACGTTGTAAATCAAAGCGCAACGAGAAGTCACTGAGGCGTTAAACACAACGTTGTTGAAGTTAATGTAAGCCGTATAGCCGTCAGAGTTAAGCGTCACCCCAGTTAGAGTGACACCGCCCGCTACATAACCACCGCCAGTCACTTCATTGGTTGTGGAGTACACGGTTGTGGCAGCGTTTAAATCTGCGTTTGCTGTGTACAGCGCAATCTTGAGCGTGTCCGTAAGCATGTTGTGAACAGCTTGGTACAACTCCGTTTTGAAGCTGGTGGTTTGGGTTTGGACAATTGAACTCATGCGACAGGAACCCTAACTTGTCCATCCCGGTAGGCATCGCCACGTTGCTTGCCATCACCAAGGTTTTTATACAGAGCAATTGCTTGTGTGTAACGTTCTTGAGCAAGGCCAATCATATCTGCCTCGCCCTTCATGTAAACAAGAGCTTCGCAGATTGTGCCGTACAAAAGTACAGAATCAAAGTTATCACCCAGCCAAGTAGTGCCAGCAGTGACGATGGACTCTGGGTAGTAGTAATAATGCAGCTCTGCAACGTAAGTTGCATTGGGTGTTGGGCCAACAATAAACGACAGCTCATTTGTAACTACACCGCCAGTGACCGTGGGGCCGAACAGTGCGTAGTGCTTAGGCTCAGATACATAAGATGACAGAGGATAAGCAGAACGGATAAAGTTCACATCCTTGTTCAGCAGATACAAGTAGTCGCCTTGGAAGGTCACTGAGTTTGCAATCGTTGTAGCGTTGTTTTCAGTCAAGTAGATCGTGGTTCCGCTGATACTTCTTACTTGCGCATTAGTGCCAATACCTGAACCTGTAACTTGCTGACCCACCGCAATACCTGTCGTAGATGCCACCACAATTGACTTCGCCCCAGCAACGCCGGTAGCAGTCGTTGTGTTCTGTGGATATACCGCAAGGCTATATACAGAGAGAAAATCCTCTGGGGCAGACAAGTATTTGTTTGTTGAGGTAATTGTGCCTGTCACGTTCTTCCGCAAGTTGGCTGGCTGCGCAGTGTTATAGATGCGCTGCTCCGCCTGACGTATGAACGTATTCATATTGTCAGTTGGGAAAGAGTTCTCGCAGTAATCGCTTACCTGCGTGACAAGCTCGGTGTAGTTCATGCCATCGGGCCTCTTGCCATCACGCCTTTAGTAGCTGCGCCAGTACCGCGAACTTTAATGCCGCTAGTCTTAGTTGGTTTTTCACCAGCAGACTTGCTAACAGCACCAACGCTCATGTCGTATGTATCTAGCTTGCTACGATTAGGTTCTTTGCCGGGATTGGTAGAAGCTTTAACAACTTTACCAGTCATGGTGTGTGGTACGGCATAGACGGAGGCATCGCCAACTTCTTTGCCCATTATCTTTTTGCTGAATTTAGCCATGATTAGCCTCGCTTTTGGTTGTTTGCGCGGGCCATGTTGCGACCAACTGCACGCATAGCTTCACCAGTTACGCCTTTAGTCTTTTTACCGCCATGCGTCATTTTAGCAATAGGGCCGCTATCGCCGTAGTTTTTGCCTTCGGTCTTACCTTTTTTAGCAATGCCGTCTGCTGATCGTGTGAATGCCATAATTAACTCCTTAAGATATTGATACTGTACCAACAAATGTCGTTGCCACCAAGTAGTTTGGTGTGAGTCCTACATCATTTAAACTGCCACCGCCAACTGGATACCATCCCCACTGAATGTCCCGTGAACCGCCCGATGGGTTTCCGTTTACGTTTACACCAGAAGTTACGTAGGTTGTATCTTTACGGGGATTACGCAAAGCCTGCGGGTCTTCCACCGGGAATGTTCCTAGCATCAACTGCGGTTGGTCTGGATCCCAGCATTCTGGGCAAACCAGCAGCTCGTACTTACGCTGCTTAATGATCTCGGTCTTGAGATACTTAAGTTTAAACTGCTGGCCGCAGCGATCACATTCAGCAATCGCTTTCTTGCCGGATGCAAATCTATTTCCCATTATGTATTACCAATATACATCTGACGGGGGACAAACCTTGCCGGGGCTTTCTCACGGTCTTCACCGGCAGCAATCTCAAATGTTTCGTCATACATCTGCTTGAGCATCTGTATGCGAGGCATTAACTCAGGCACTTTAACTGCGATGTGATAAGCCAACCCAGCCACCAAACAGGGCAGGAAGCGGAAGTTCATGTCTGCTGTCTCAATACCAGCACCAGCATCCTGCACCCTGCGCAGTCTCCAGTACACGAATTGATAGGGTGTAGAGTTATCTGGCGTAGGCCATACAGTCACTGCCGGAAGCTGAGGCACAAAGATAGCATCGCCATCGCTATGGGCTGCTGCGGTTGTATTGTTCTGTCCACGGAACACGCCACCAAGCACGTTGCCTGATACGTATGTGTAGTAAATGTCTTCAGTACCAATACGGATAAAGCCTGAACCGGCCAAACCAACAATGGTGCTTAGCGTAATTGTTGTATCTGTAGAACTTATTGCCCCAACCAGAACTGAATTTGTCGGGTTGGTTTCTCCAGACAAACGCTGAATCCAAACCTGAATTGGGCGAGCTTGCTGAAGTTTATTTGGAATGGTGGCGTAAGTAGAAACACTAATACGCGAGATTGTCAGGTCTGCCTGAGTAGAAGCTGTGTTTGAGCCTGTACGGATTACCTGCTCCAACAAATCAATGGTGTCTTTAGGCAATGCATAGGTGTTTAAACCCGGGATTAAGTTAATAAACCCCTGCTCCATTGTCCACATGTTGATACCTTTAGACTGCCACTCGATAGTCATTAGGTTCATGGAGCGACGGGCGGTTCTGAGGTCATAGCCTGAACGCATTTCACGACCGGCTCGCTCCCACGCTTCCTCGGCAATCTCCGTGAAGTCCATGTTGAATAGGGTTGAGCCAGTTGTGGTCATCTAAATCCTGCCGTTTTCTTTGCAATCGTTTTAGGTTGGGCTACAAACTGTTTGCCAGCGGCTTTACCAGCACGTTTGGCTTTAGTCGTAGCCGCATACTCTTTTGGGGATAAAGATTTAATTGCTGCTTCAGGCAAATATCGCTCACCCGTCTTGCTTGACGGTTTACCAGACTTAGTGCGCCACTTCTGGTCGCCCCAGTCTTTGAGCGATTTCTGAGGAGCTTTCAATCTCTGTACCCTCCACCAGCTTTCTTATACTTCTTAGCAACAAGCTGCGCTTTACGGGCTGACCATTGGCCCGCTCCAGTGCCCTGAGTTGCTGCGGCCTTTACTTGGGCCACAATCCGCTTACGTAGATCAGGCTTGGTGTAATTACCGGCAGCATTGACTTTACCACCTTCAGCATACTGCGTGAAGTCAGTGTCGTCACGGCGAGCTTTACGCACACCTTTGGGCATTTTACTAGGGGACATTGCCCCCATTCCACGGCTTGCCATCATTCTTTGCCTGCCACTTTCTTTGCTGCCGAATCCACTGTTTCACCTTGATTTACAAGATTAACAATTTTGTTAAGGATTCTTTCATCCAAATCGTTTAAACCGTAGCGTTTGGCTGCATCTACAAATTCGTCACCATTAATGAAAGCAGCAGGAAGTTTCCCGCCGCCAGCGTAACGTGACTTCTTTATGCCATTTGGCATTTTAGATTTTGCAATAGCTCCCATGCCACGGCTTGTCATCATTTTGCTTTACCTTTAGCTTTCTTGGCTAAAAACAATTTGTCAACCATCTCTATCCGCTGCGGCTTAGTTGTGACTTTATTAATAATACCCAAACGCTTGGGTTTGCTTGCTCCATAGAAGCCAGCCTTCTTTAAAGACTTAACTACGCTAACTGCGGGTTTTAAGGTTGCCATGTCAGCACTTACCACCGTTACGCATTGCAATCATTGTGCCCTTAGTCTTGCCTTTAGTTGCAATACCGTCAGCACGTTTTGACGCAGAAGAAACCTTGCCGCCACTAGCGTAACCCATATCGCTAATCTTTTTTCTGGCAGCCGCATCTTTAGCGTCTTGCCTAGCTTCTTCAATGGCATCAAAGTTAGCAGGCTTTGGAATACCGCGTGATTCACGCTTCATTTCAGATTGAGCTTCACGCGCAGCTTTTCTAGATGGCATCATGTCCATCATTTCATTTAATTTTTCACGAATGCTCATGGTATTTCCTTAGCAGTATCTTCCGCCTTTAGCCATCTTAATCATTGTGCCTTTGGTTTTACCCTTGGAGACAACGCCATCAGGTGTCTTGCCAGTCTTTACAGCGCCCATCTTAGATGGAGCCATGCCGCCTTTAGCCAGCTTGGTCATAGGCTGACCTTTATGCAAACGGCCTTCGTGTTTGTTCACGGCCTTCTGCATCATCTTCTTGTCCATTTTCACGTCTTCGTGTTTCATATCACCACCTTTAGAAAATTTACGGCCTTTATCGGCCATGGAAAAATCTTTTCCCACGGACTGTGGGACGCCTGATTTCTTGGCAAACGCTGGATTGTGAGCCACCGCTTCCATGAAATTGTGTTGTTTTTTACTAACTGAGGGCACTGCGATGCTCCTTCATAAAGTCGTCTATCTTGCTTTCAAGGCGATCAAGACGAGCTAATACGCGGTTAATGTCGTTATGGACATCAGCTTTGGTCACAAACTTTTCAGCGTTCTCTTCACGAGTTTTGCTCAAAAGAATGCTCAAGCGCTTCACTTCGTCGTGAGACACCTTTACCCAGAACACCAGCAGTGCTGATGCAAAGGACAAAACAACATTCCAGACCATCAAGTCCATTACAACATCCGTCCTTTGGTCTTACCACGCTGGGCAATACCATCTGCACGTTTAGAAGCTGAGCTAGCTTTACCACCCTTTGAAAACTTCTTTTCAAATCTAAGGCCGTAACCTTGGCCAACTTTTGCGGGTGAAATTTTTCCGCCAAACGCATCAACTGATAGCGCATCCTTGAGGTTAAACTTTTTATCCTGAAAGTTTAATCTATCACTCGACGATGGAGTTGGTTGTGGTTGTGGTGAAGGTGCGGGCTGATTTAGGTCAAACATATTTTCTCCTTAACATTTCCAAGCTCTAAGTGATTTGTTTATGCGTGAGTCTGGGTCTTTGGCGGTTTTGGCGGATGTCAACTTCTTTTTCATCCCTTCCATCCTCGCACAAAAAGAGTCGCGCCGGGAGCCGCCTTCTGGCTGGGGAGGCTTCAAGTTCATGCCTTGCTTTTTCGCGGAAGCCCGTCCCTTGGCATTTAAGCCACCCTTCGGATTCTTGCCTTCTTTTCTCTGCCATGCTGGTGTCTTAGCCATTTGCTACTTTCAGTTTGGTCTTACGGATAGCTTCCAGTAGAGGCATTACTACCTCTTCACGGAAGTTGTTCTCAAACGTATCTGTGCCAACGTGTGGAAGACTGATGTCTACGTCTGCATAAATCTTAAAACCGTGCTCCGCAGCTCGGTCGCAGAACAGATAGTCTTCACCAAGGTAGTGACCGTCTTTGATTTCAAAATCAAACACACTACACACTTGCTCACCCTTGAAGTCGTAGAACCACTCGGGGTGTGCAACAACCATTGTCTCTAACACATGGCGTTGAATCAACATAAAGCCTGTACCAACGCGCTTTAAACGCATCAATGAACCATCAAACTCTAGATCTTCATTCTCATCAAAGTACAGATCGGCAAAGAAGTTTCTATCCTTAGATCTGCGTGGGTACATACCAGCGGTAATGTCTTTGCCCCCACTTTGCGCCATCAAACGCAGGATGTCATCTGCCGTAGCAATCACGTCAGAATCAATAAACAGCAGCTCTGTAGCGTCGGACTTGAGGAACTCATGCACCAATTGGTTTCTAGCCATAGTGATGATTGAGCACCCAGACACATCGCCCATATTAACGGCAACACCAAACTGCATAGCCTTGGGCATTAACGCCGCAATGTTGTATGCGAGTTTGATATTGATCTTGCCGTCATACGCTGGGATAGCTATGAATAGCTTACGCCCAGCCAGAACTGCTTGTTTTGCTTCAGCCATAGTAAATCTGCGCTGCGTCAATTGCGCTCATGTAG